TAATCCAAATATGGAGATATGATAAAAAATACGGTAAGAACGCTTATGAGGTGGAAAACATTTACAAAGGAGAACCAAAGTTCAGTAAATTAAAAAAGGGGTCGAATTAGACCCCTTTTATTTATTCTTTATCTCCTTTTCCAGAGTATTTTACCCCCATTATTGTTCCAATAATACTAAAAGCATTTGTTAATAATATACCCAACATATTAGACCAAGTTGAACCTATCATTTGGGTGTCTTTATTTACGGTTAAAGCTAATATGTACATTAGTGTTGTTATAACACCAACAGAAATAATCACACCTAGTGCTATTTTTACAATACTACCAATTAATTCTGTTTGTTTTCTTTTTTGTAATACGTCCAAATCATTTATTGCGGCATTTTTAGCTTCCTCAGCATCAATTCTCGCCATTTCAGATTTAGTCATTGCTTGTTGAAGCTCAACACTCATTCGTTCATTATCTTGTTTCCAGGCAATCAGTTCTCTATTTTGAACCTCAAAGGTCATTTTTGATTGTTCAACTTCATCCAAGGAATGTTGAAGTTGTTTCATTATTCTTTTATTCTCGTCATTTAACTTTTCAAGTTCATTGTTTTTAACTTGGATTTGTTTTGTGATGTCAAGACGTTTTTTTCTTGCCTCATTATCTCGTTTTTTACAAGATTCTACATATAATTTGAAATCTGGGTCATCAGAAGTATCCAATATCTTTAAGATATTTCCCTCCAAACCAATTTCTTTCTCATTATAGAGTTTGATTAAATCTTCTTTTGATCCTTTACAGAGTTTCATTATCTATATATTTTAAATGGAGCTGTTCTGTTTATATAACCCTCATAATCTTTCTTAAACTCTTCCAATCTAGGTTCAATTTCATCTGATTTGATTATCCAAAACTGAGCACCAGCTTGTAATGCTTTTGTTTGTTCTTCAGGTTCATTAGATGACGATATAATTCCAATGACAACGTGATTCCCAAATTCAAAATTTATTTTTCTGATTAACTCAATACCATCAAATGATGAACCAATAATGTTTAAATCAACAAATACACATTCTGGTTTTCCTTTTCCATCACTTTTATGCCATTTTTCAAATAACCTTGCAGCTTCATCAGAACTTTTTAAAGATTTCAAGGATAAACTGATGTCAAGCAAAGAACAAGCATCCTCAAATACCAAGTGAAATAGGTCTTCATCATCAACCAACATCAAAGATTCAATCATTTTTAATTTTTTTTAAAGTTTATTTTCATTTTTGTTCCTGTATCTATTTTTTCACAAGTCAAATCAAATCCATGTTTTTGCAATATTGTCAAACAAATACTTATTCCTAATCCATTCTTATCAATTTCTTTAGTATGTTTATTGACAATCTTATCAAATTCTTTTTCAGTTAATCCCCTACCATTATCTTCAATAATTAACTCTCCATTAACTAAATATATTTTAATTTCCTTAATTTCATTATCGTTGTATTTTAACCCATTTTTTATTAAGTTATCAACCGCAATACAGAATAATGTTTCATTAACTTCCATCTCAAATAAATCATCAATTTTTACTTGACTAACATAAGATGTATTTGATAAATATTTTGTTAATATTTCTTTTAAATCAACCTTGGTTTTCTCTAATACAACATTCTGTTTGACTAAATTGGTAAATTCATATACATTTTTATACACTTTTTGGGTATGTGTTAAACCATCCTTAATCATTTTTAATGGTAACTCAAGATTTAATTTTTGAATGTCTTCAGAAGTTATTCTGCGTTCTAATGTTGATATACCCTTGGGTATATATGTATTGATACCTGAGTGCATATCGTGTCTAATAAGTTTTGCGGCGTGTTCTAAGTAAGAATTTTTCTTATTTAATTCTATTAATTGATTAATAATTTCCCCATCTTTAACTCTAATTGTTTTTCTTTGGGCGATAACTATTAATATTGTAATCAGTAGTGCAATACTTAATATTGCCCAAAATAGATAATTTCGGATTTGGACATTTTCATCCTGTAAATCCATTTTCTCCATACTCAAACCAATAAAATTTCTCTCTTTTTCCAATGTTTTGATGGTTGAGTTTTTTGAATCAATTAATACTTGGGGTGCGTTAACTCTAATAAGAGAATCTCTCTCCCTTATCAGTTGTTGCATCTTATTTTCAACTTCTTTTAAAATATCTTTTAAGTCATTTTTGGATAATTTATCAAATGTAGGTACAAGTTTCTCAACAATTTTTTTATCTGATTCTAATAATTGTTTTTCATTTTCCTTTAACTTTGGTTCGGTTTTTTCAATTACAGCTTCCTCACGATAATTTTTAGATTTAGTTAAATACCAATCCGCAGCATCGTATAAACCTCTATCATAGAAAACTAAACCGATTTCTCTACACACTTTTGCTTTGGATTTTGTTGTTACATAATCCCAATCTCTTAGAGAATCACCTAATTCATTAATCAATCCCATAACATATTTGTCATCAGGTAATATTGGAACACCTTGATCCCAAACACCATCACTTGTTTGTTTTTTTATATTTTGAGAAAAGACAAATGATGTTAAAAATAAACAAAAAATTAATACATACCATTTCATTTTAGGTTAATTTAATTTTCATTTTAGTTCCTATTTCATTTTTTTCACAAGAAACCTTAAATCCATGTTCTTGCAATATTGCAACACAAATATTAAGACCCAAACCAGTTCCTTTTTCTTTTTGTCCTGATTTTCTTGTATATGGTCTTGAAAGTTGTAGAAATTCTTCTTGTGTCAAACCTCTTCCATTGTCTTGGACAACCAAAACATCCTCCTCCATCTTAATGGTAACAAGTTTGTTATTTGAATCGTTATACTTTAGTCCATTACGGATTAAATTATCAATTGCGGTACAAAATAATGATTGATTAACTTTCCATACACCCAATTTTTGGATAATTACTTGGTGTTTATATGATGTTGTTGATAAATAATACTCCAATATTTCTTTAAGGTCACAATTTGCAACATCAAGCATTGAGTCTTTCTTAACCAAATTGGTAAATTCATAAACACCTTTATATACTTTTTGGGCATGAATCAATCCTTCTTTAATCATTCTGAATGGTGCTGATATATTTAACTCTTCCATCTGCTCTGGAGTTAATCTTCGTTCTAATGAACTAACTCCCCTAGGTATGTATGTGTTGATACCTGAGTGCATATCGTGTCTGAGAATCTTTGCTGCGTGTTCCAAATAGGTATTTTTCTTTTCAATCTCAATATTCTGTTTGATAACCCCTGTTACATCATATCTTATTGACCTAAAACCTTTTAATTGTCCTTTCTCATCAAAATCAGCTTTGATATAAGAATCAACCCAATATAAATTACCGTTTTTATTTCTGTTTGTTACAATATCATTCCATATTTGTTTTTTGACAATAATCGTATCATACATTTGACCCCAAAAATCCTTACCGTGTCTTCCGGAATTAACAATTTTATGGTCTTTACCCATAACTTCTTCCAATTTCCAGCCTGAAACTTCCTCAAACTTCTTATTAACATATGTTATCTTCCCATATTTATCTGCTTTAGACACCAATACAGAATTATCAACAAAGTTTTCAAAGTCTAATAAATCACCTTGAGCTGTATTTGTATCTCTTATTGAAAAGGCAAAAGAATATAAAGATGATATTAGTCTGGAGAAATTAATTTCTGATTGTAACCAAGTTCTTAACATTGAATCCTCAATACAAAAAACACCAATTACATTTCCCTTATAAATTATTGGAACATCCAACATTGATTTGATATTATTTGGTTTCAGATATGTTTCTTTAAAACAAGATGTTGCTTCGTGTTTCTCAGCATTATTTGCGATAATAATATGGTCAATATCTAAGTGACTAAAATAAGGTTCATAATCACTTCTCTTTAATTCCGCACCAACATACCAACTTTCCTCTTCTTTTATATATAAATGTTGACATATTATTGAACTTTTATCTTCATTATATAACCAAATTGAACATCTTTCCGCATCCAATACTTCAGTTATTTGTTTTGTTAGAATTTTTCCACCCTCAAATACTTTTCCTTGATAAAATAACGGATTATATGATTGTGTTATCAATGTTTCATATAATTTTGTGGAATAATTGTCAGTTATGATTACTTGTTTAAGTTTTTTGGTATAAACATTAATTAAATAAATGATTGGGGGTATTAATAATACAATACAAATAGTTTCTAACACACCCAAATATATTTGAACCGATTTAGGACATAATAATGACACTAAATTGGTTGTATTGAATACCAACAATAAAACAAATAAAAAGTAAAGTGTAAATCTTATTCTTTTTGACATTTTAACATTTAATTATAGTAATAAATACCAAACTAAAATATATTTATAATAAAAAATTATAAAACTATGTTAAAAAATGGATCACAAGGAAATTTGGTGAAACTTCTTCAGGAGAAATTAGGAGTAACCGCTGATGGGGCTTTCGGTCCTGGTACTGAAAAAGCACTAAAAGAATGGCAAACTAAAAATGGACTAACTGCTGATGGAGTTGCTGGTCCTATTACTTTGTCAA